CGGTTACGATTGATGCAATAAAGAAAAAATATAATGTTACTAACGAGGTGGAGGCTCAATTGACAAATGGATAAGATAAAAGAATTAATACAAACGGAATTATTTGGTAAAGAATTAGACAAACAAATTACATTTATTAATGAACTAAGGGAGTTTATTCATTTAAACTCCCCTTTCAAAAACGAACCAGTTGATTATGTTAAATGGGTTTCTGCTGAAAGTGTTGTTGCTAATGATTACAATCCAAATAAAGTTGCGCCTCCAGAAATGGAATTACTTGAAGTTTCTATTATGAACGATGGGTATACTCAACCAGTAGTTACATATCCAAATAATGGCAAAATTGAAGTTGTAGATGGATTTCATAGAACAAGGGTAAGTAAGGAGTCAAAAGTTGTTCGCCAACGTGTAATGGGATATACTCCTACAGTTATTATTCGCAAAGAACAATCAAGTAAAAATGATAGGATTGCTTCAACAATTAGACATAATAGAGCGCGCGGCAAACATCAAGTCGATGCAATGAGTGAAATTATCCTGGAGTTAAAAAATAGAAATTGGAAAAATGAACGTATTGCAAAAGAGTTAGGAATGGATGAAGAAGAAATATTAAGGCTATGTCAAATAACTGGTCTTCAAGATATTTTTAAAGATGATGATTTTAGCAAATCATGGGAGGCTTCAGATTCAATTGCAAACTATGAAGTATTAACAGATGAATTAAACGAAGAAGAAGTAGAGCATTATCGAACCACAAATACAAGTGATCCTGAAAGAATATTTCATACTTACGAAAATTGGGAGTGCCATAAAGCTGGTTTTTATGCTTCAAGAAAAGAGGGAATGACACAAAGTGCGTGCAATCACGAGTATTTAAGAATTTTATCTAATGAAGTTTTATTTTCAACTGCTTTAGAAAGTGTTATTACCAAATGGATTAATTCATGTGAGCATTATTTAACTAATAAAGCAATGAATAGAATTGCATGGTTAGGACAAGCAGCAGTTTGTATTTCAACTGGTGTTCCATCTAAATATTGCGCGGGTTGGAATTTATTAAATAATGAACAACAAAATAAAGCCAATGAAATAGCATTAGAATATCTAAATAAATGGAGAGATAAATACAATCTCGCGCCTATTTCAATGGATGAAGCGTTATCAATTGGTAGACAAGTTAATATTTATTAATTATGGCAACAAAAAAATATAACGATAAAACAGTTTTAGAGGCAAGCAAAGAGCGGGTTTCATTAGTGTTTGATAACTTTGAAAAAATATACATTTCTTTTTCTGGCGGCAAGGATAGCAGCGTAATGACTCACTTAGTTTTAGCCGAAGCGCAAAAACGAAACAGAAAAGTAGCTTTATTAATTATTGATTTAGAAGCTCAATACAACGATACAATTTCGCACATTGAACAAATGATTGAAATGTATAAAGATAATATTGAATTGCATTGGGTATGTGCTGAATTATTGCTAAGAAATGCTGTTAGTAATTATCAACCGCGTTGGGTTTGTTGGGATAAAGATAAAAAAGAAGTTTGGGTAAGAAGTAAACCAAAACTTGCATCCGATTTAAATCAATATGATTTCTACCAACCAAAAATGGAATTTGAGGAATTTATGGTAATATTTGGAGAATGGTATTCAAAAGGTTATAATTGTGCTGCGTTTATTGGAATTAGAGCTGATGAAAGTTTACATCGCTATCGTGCTATTACTTCTCGAAAAGATGGTTTAATGTTTAATAATTGGAAGTGGAGTACAAAAGTTTCAAGTAAACTTTTTAATATTTATCCTATTTACGATTGGAGAACTGAAGATATTTGGGTGTTTCATGGAAAATATAATAATTTACCACACAATAAGGTTTATGATAAAATGATGATGGCTGGAGTAAAAATAAGTCAACAAAGATTATGTCAACCCTATGGAGATGATCAAAGGAGAGGTTTGTGGTTGTATCACATTATTGAGCCAGAAACTTGGTATAAACTAATTGCAAGGGTAAATGGTGTTAATAGTGGTGCTTTATACATTCAAGAGAATGGAAATGTAAGTGGTTATAATAAAATTTACAAGCCAGAAAATCATACATGGCAAACATTCTGCAACTTACTTTTATCGACAATGCCGCAAAAAACAAGTTTGCATTATAGAGAAAGGTTTAAAAAGTTCATCAAAGGTTGGCAAGATAGAGGCTATTTAGTTATTCCAGATGAGGCTCCTGAAGATTTAGAAAGCAAGTGTTGGGTGCCATCGTGGAGAAGAATGTGCAAAGTAATGTTAAGAAATGATTATTGGTGTAAAGGATTAGGCCAAACACAACCGCTTTCAGATGCTTATCAAAAGTTTAAAGAAATTAAAAATAAACGTAAAATATCAGAAAAATATGAAACTATTTAAAATACATTGCTCTCAAATCGGTAAGATAATGAGCAACGCAAAAGTTAAAGGCGAATTGTCAGCAACGTGCAAAACTTTCTTAATGGAATGGTATGCAAATGACCGCGAACAAATACATTCAAAGTATATTATGAAAGGTAACCTTGTTGAAATTGACCTTATTGATTTTATGGCCGAGCAAATCGGTTTAGGGATGGCTCAAAAGAATGAAGTAACTGTGCATAACGAATGGATGGTTGGCACTTGCGATGTAATCACTAATCACTTAATAGTTGATGTTAAGGCAGCATGGTCACGTAAAACATTGCAGCAACAAGCTATTGAGGGAATAAATAGCGACTACGAATGGCAAGGTCGCGGTTACATGGCACTTTATGAGCGACCTACTTTTATAGTGTTTCATGGCCTTATGAACACACCAGAGGAGGCTAACTACGATGGCGAGGTTGTTTATGATGACCTACCAGATAACGAAAGATGGGTTGCCTATCAGGTGCAGCGCGATGTTACTATTGAACAACAAATAATTCAACGCGTTATTCAATGCAGAGAATGGCTTGAGGAATATGATAAAAAAATGCTTGCTACTTTGGGTAAGATTCATTAAGTTTGCATTGTTGTTTCGGTCTCACATTATAGAAACATAAAAGTATTGGCCCTTATAGAGGCGCAAGGAAGTGAGACCCCTTGCAAATCTTTAAGGGCTTTTTTAATTTTATACACAATGAAAATATTTTTTATAAAATCCCCAAGCGGAATAGTTTACACACTAAACGCTGAATCAATTTATCACGCAATTCAAAAAGCAATGGTTAAGGATGACTTTAAGTATAATTCAAATCAATACAAATGAATCCTATTTTTAACTATTACGAAGCGGATATCAAACGTAGCACTCCACTTGGTAGTGTTACGCTTGAATATCTTATAAACGCAATTAGAACACCTAAAAAAGATATCCGCAATGTATTTGAGGAGATAAGGATTGCGGAGGAAAAAAAAGACATGCCCAAAAAGCAAGCATTGAAGTCAAAACTATATTCATTTACTCCATGTGTTTATGTTAACGGGCCGCGTAAGTATTCTAATATTCAGCATTGGACTGGATTACTTGTTTTAGACTTTGACCATTTAGCAAGTGATGTTGCGGTTGAATTCAAAGAGTATTTATTTAACGAATATAAATACATTATAACCGCGTGGCTATCCGCTTCAAGGCATGGTGTTCGCGCACTGGTTAAGATTCCGATTTGCACTTCGGTTGATGAATTTAAACACTATTATGCAGGCATCGAGCGACACCTTAACTGCTATAATGGATTTGACACCGCACCAAAGAACTGCATCCTACCGATGTTTATTAGTTACGATGCCGACATTCTACACAGAAACGATGCGCAAACTTGGTCAACAAAGCATATTGAAATTGTTAGGCCCGCAGTAAAACAATACATTATTGATGACAAAACATCAACAATTGAACGTATTATTGCGAAAAAAATAAACGTAATTGTTGACAATGGTCATCCACAATTGAGGGCCGCAGCTTACTTAATGGGTGGTTATGTTGGTGCTGGTTATATTGACCAACAACATGCCATTTGTGTAATGCAGCAAATGATTGATGGCAACGGTTATTTATCACAAAAGGCATCAATATACAAACAAACTGCAAAAGAAATGATTAATAAAGGAACTACACAACCAACTTATCTAAACAAATAATATGAATACACTACCACAAACATTATTAAAGCAAGTTGAACAATTAAATGTGCAAATTGCAAAACTTGAAAAAGAAAAACAAAGTATTTTTGAAAGACTTGCATTGTATAAAAAACAAATAGAGAAAGACAATTATTTTTTAATTGGTAAACAAGCTATGTGCACACACGTTGACAATGATAAACCAGTATTATGTATTTGTACTGCTGTTATAGCATTAGATGACTATTCAAGTATAAAGCCATTATTTAGTAGAAATGGCAAAAAGTATATTATTGAAACCTATGAGTGGGTTAATTAATGCACTTACTTATTTGCAAAATAGATAATTATAAAGTACATTTGCAACATCGGAGTCACGAACCGAAGTAACATAGATTGACATTAAAACATTAGAAGTCCTAATGATTAAGTGTAAGGAGTCAATCCCTTACTTGCTTCGTAAGCAAACTTAATCATTAGGGCTTTTTTATTTTTAAAATTATGAAAAACCCAAAAACAAAAAAAGAAAGATTTGACTACTTTGCAGGTTTAGCAATGCAAAGTTTTATTGTAAGAGTTGATAGAAATTCTCAATATGTTGAAAAACATAATATTTTAAATATATGTTTTTTTGCAAGGGAATTTGCAAAAGAAATGATAAAACAAATTGATGAAAATGAACAAATTTAAAAAACCCGAAAAGAATTCCATCTACAACCCAGTAGATTGGTTTAATGAGTTTGGCACGTTTCAGCAAATATTTGAGGGCGATAAAAAATGTATTTCGTTTTCAGATACTGAAGCAACCTATCCAGTTTCCGATGCAACTGATTTATCTAAAAGCCCTAATTTTATATTAAATAAAAATGGTAAGATAGACATTAAGAAGTCAAACCCATTTGATTTAGCAACAGGGCAAAGTTTTAGTAAATTTATTTTGCTCACAACCGTAAAATTCAAAGGCGATTATTTTCAAGCTATGAGTTACGTTTCTTTTACTTTAATGGAAAATGAAATTCCTTACATTCGTGTTGGCTCCGATTATTTTAAAGTAATTAAAAAAGATGACCGATATTCAGGAACTAATGTAATACTAAAGTCATGGAAAAAAGATGAAATAAAAGAAGATCATGGCAAGCAGCTACTTTGCAAAATTTATAAGTTTGATGACTTCACTATTTTGCCTAATAATGTGACTTTTATTCCATCAAAAAACAATTGCTATAATTTGTACGCTAAATTCCCACATACAAAATATATTGATACTGTTTACACTGATGACATTAGTGTTACACTTGGTTTGTTAAGTCACATCTTTGGCGAGCAATTAGAGTTAGGTTTAAAGTACATGAAGTTACTTTATGAGCATCCTTGTCAAATATTGCCAGTACTTTCGTTAGTTTCAACTGAAAGAGAAACTGGTAAGACAACCTTTTTAAATTATATTCAGATGCTATTTGGCGAGAATTCAACACTTATCAATCCAAGTGACTTAATGAGTAGCTTTAACGATGCATACGCTACAAAGAATATAATTATGATTGATGAAACCGTAATTGAAAAGCAACACGTTGTCGAAAAACTTAAATCGTTGGCAACTGCAAAAACTATTTCAGTATCACAAAAGTTTGTACAACATTATAGTGTGCCATTCTTTGGTAAAATTATTGTTTGCACAAATAAGGAAACCGATTTTATGCGAATAGATGACGAAGAGATTCGCTTTTGGATTAGGAAAATTAACCCAATCGTTGGCAAAAAGAACACCAATATTGAAAATGATTTGTTTAATGAAATTCCTAAATTCCTTAAATATTTAGAACAACTGCCTGAAATAGACTTTTCAAATTCGCGCATGGTTTTCACGCAGGAGGAAATCCAAACCGATTCGCTGGATCTAATTAAAAAAGAAAGTAAAAATGGATTAAGAAAGGAACTTGAAATATACATCGAAGACTTTTTTAATAATAATGATGTAAATGAGTTTGAGGCAACTGCAAAAGACATTAAAGAAAGGTGGTTTGAACATGATAGAGAAAAGATGTCTTACATCCTTAAAGTGCTTAAAAACGAAATGAAAATGACACCGCAACCAAATAAGTATTATATTCGATTTAATGGCAAAAATTATGAGGATAAAAAGAAAGGCACGCCATTTCTATTTGTTAGGGAAAATACTCAAACCGTTCAAAATGAATCTTATAGCGATTATGAAAACAGACAACCATTTTAACAGTAAATTCTTTTCTAAAAGTCTTTTCTATATTAAACTATTGATTACTAATTATTTAGAAAAAAATAGAAATAGAAAAGGCATTTGGTCAACTACTATAAAAAATATTATCAATAATAATAATAGCAATAGTTTT